CTAGTGCTTCAGGAGAAGGTAGATATACACTTACAACATCACCCACTGTTCTTTGACTATCTCCAGGCACACTAAGATTCATTTTTAATCCATGTATTTGTTCTATTTGTGATATATTTTGTAAAAGCCATTCATCTACCTTATTTGGAAAACTTTGGTTGTTTTCAGATGGATATAAACGATGAACACTTTCTGTGGAAATATCCAAACCATTTTGATTACTAAAAAATGTTAATCCTTTAAATTTATTATCAGGACTTGTTTTTGTTGCTTCTTCTAAATGTTTAAATTTAGTCCAGGTATCTTTATAATTAAATCCATATTTAAAATATTTTTTTCTTATCAAGCTGTGTGTAATAAGTGAACTTCCAAACATTCCTAATTCAATATTTCTCAATAAATCGATGGGTTCCTTAAACTCAAACGATTGAATTCCAACAATTTCTTTTTCAATGTCACGTAGCTTAGTCGATGAATTTTTATCATATGGAATCCTTAGGTTAGCAGGTTGGTAAACATATGTTACAACTGAAGAAGGAACATCTATTAATTTAGAAATAGAACAAAAATTAAATCCTTTTTGATTTTCAAAATAGATATAATTTGATCCTTCATATTGAGCGGAATTAGCTCTTGAAGCAAGCCAATTAATAGCTCTAGCTGGATGCCAACGTGGTATTATAATATGCTGTGGATATTTTGTGGGTTCTAATACCGCAAATTTTGAATCCAAATATTTAGTTTGAATATCATTTGCTATATCCGAAATTAATTTTCCTTTATAACTCTTATCTACTATAGTTTTTTGATCTTTTACAATTATATCGGATACAAAATGAAGGATATAAACTTGTTGTCTTTCTTTAGTGTTTTTCTTATTGGTTATTTTATAAATTCTAAATTTTTTGGAAAAAGGTTTATCTCTATTTGGAGAATTAAAATCAACTTCTAATGTTTCATAACCAAATATAGGAATATTTTTAATTAAATTAATAGAATCACTTAAAACAATATCTCCATAAGTCGTATTATTAAATAAATCCTCATAGATATTCAATTCAACCATAAGATAACGCAATTCAATTTTATCTTTTTCTCCTGTCATTGGAATAAGAATTAATTTATTAAGAGAAAAATCGGACGCAAATGTTGTATCGTTTTCCATTATTCTGTTATATTTAGGAGATTATCAATTTCTTGTTCTACTTGTCCTAAATATGATTTGTCTAATAATTTTATAAACCTTTTTTGTTCATTTAAATTAAAATAATAATCGTATGCGGATATACTAAGCCTTTCATTATCTGCCAAAGAATCATAAGTTGTTTTATCTATTTCATTTCCTAATATATCTTCATAATGGTGGATAGTTTGATAAGCAATTTGAACGCTTCCATATTGTTTTATAATAAAAGCAATAAAATCATCATAACTTAAAAGCCAATCATAATACAAATCAAAAACATCATTAGAAAACATTACCAACCAAAAATATTTCGTCGATCCGTAATACTTATATGCGATAATTTCTGGAGAATCACCATCTTCAAGAATCCATTGATTGTAAACCATCATATTTTGGTTAATAACATCCCGTATTCTAACACGATGTAAAATATTAGATACTAATGTTCGTTCTTTTGATCCAGAAATATCATATTCAACCGTTGGAAATTTTCTAAAATATTGTATCATATTAAGCTATTCCTGGAGCAGAAAAATCTAAATCTATTTCTACAAATTCAATAGATGCTGGATTAAATGTTTCCATTTCAAGGCTAGATATAAATGGATGAAATACAATTTGCATAGCAGGATGAACACCTTCTGGTTCACGATAACTTTTTGATCCTGTACCATGCATTCCACCAGCAATTAAATTCGGATCATAAATCCAACCTCGGTCTTGTAATATTTTATGTAATTCTGGAGAAGGCCAACCAAATACTCTATCTTCTGCTTCTTTTGTAATCTTTATATATTCTGTTAATCCGAGATGATATAGAACTTGTTCAATATTTTGTTTGGCGGTCATTTAATATCCTAATATCCTTGTTTAATTCTTTGACGTGTCATCAGTTCAACTTCGGTAAATTCCATATTTAATATTGTAACAGTTGTAGCGCCTTTTAAATTGGATGAATACCTAAAAGGAACAAATTGTCCACTCGGTGTATAATTCACTTCAATATTAGTTAATACACAAGTGGAAATTTTATTAATAAAATTATTTTCTTCTCCTCTTGCATAGAATACAATATCAAATTCAGCAGGGTAAATCCAAAATCTTCCCACAAGTGAAGTATTAATAGAAGGAGCAGCATAATATTTGAAATTCTTTATGATATTTCTAACTACATCCGCTTCTTTTTCCGAATCGGGTATAAATTTAAAAGAAAAACGGAATTTTCTAAAATTTGGTCCTTTATATATTACTTCTAAGTGAGGATTAAATGCTAATCGTGAAGTGACACTTGCTGTTGCCCAATTATTAGCTCCTTTATAGTTTAACCAAGTATCAACTCCTTTTAATACATCTGTAATTAAAGAATGAAATGTTGCTTGTCCGATTACACCTAATTGATTATGAAAACCACCTTCTGTTAATAAACCTTGAACAATATCTCCAGATAAACGCAATTCTTCACTACTCCAATCTTGAATATATTTTGCTATAATTTCTGGAGGCATATATAATGCGATTAATTTATCTAATCTTATAGTAAACCTATTAAGTTGAGGAGCACTTGAACCAGAATTTCTTAAATTATCATTCATTGTAGAATCAACAAACATTTTTGGTGCTCCACCTTCCTCTATATTCCACATAACTGGTTGAAATAGTCCACTAGTATCCATTTGAACTGGTCTTGTTTTATCATCAATATTATTTTCACCGGTGTTTAGTTTTCTCCATTTTGTTTCATTAATAAAAAAACAAACATAATAATTAATATCATTAGAACCCAAATTTAAAGGAAATCGTAAATCTTCAGAATCATATAATGAACTTGAAAATGGATTTTGTGGTATACGAGCATTTTTTAATGCTTCAATTTGATCTGGATTTAAAAATGTGGTAGATGCATCAGTAGGTATTAGTGCTTTTTGGGCTGCTTTTGCAGCACTTTCAATAGCGGTAAATAAATCAGGCATAATAGTATTTATCTAAATATTGGAATGGCATATAAAGGAAAATATAAACCAATAAACCCCCAAAAGTATGTTGGTGATCCAACTAATGTTATTTATCGTTCTCTTTGGGAACGCCAAGTAATGCAATATTTGGATTTAAATTCTAATATTGACCAATGGGCTTCTGAAGAATTTGTGATTTGGTATGTTTCACCGGAAGATGGAAAAAATCATAGATATTTTCCAGATTTTTGGGTAAAATTAAAAAATAAAAAAGGTGAAACAACCATTGTTATTGTTGAAGTCAAACCTTTGTTACAAACAAAACCACCTAAGGAACCCAAAAGAAAAACCCACAGATATTATTCCGATTTAAAAAAATATGCAATCAATCTTGCTAAATGGAATACAGCAAAAAATCTTTGTGAAAGTAAAGGTTGGATTTTTAAAATACTTACAGAAAAAGATATAATGCCTGGTAAATAGTATAAATAATAGTGTGACAATATATCGTGATCCAAAATCAGGCCGTTTTGTAAAGGAATCTTTCTCTGGTGCTATAAAATTAGAAGCGGAATTATTACGAGGTGAAAAAGGAAAATTTCAAAAGGTTAATTTTAAACCTTATAGTTCGGTAAAACCAATAGGAGTTGTTCAAGAGGCAATTAAAAGACCAGAAGCTCCACAAAGACCAACTATACCATTTCGACCACAAATACCAAATATACCTAAAATTTTTAGAGACATACATTCTGCAAATTGGGCTTTAAAGGATCCTAGAAAACCAAAACAAGCTATGGATTGGTTAAAAAATTTATTAAAAGGATTAGGAGAAGTAACACCCCAAGCTATTGTTGATTCGGGTAATAAGAAAAGTAATGTTAAAATTGGAGATATGTATTTCTATTTCTATGATCCAAAAACCAAGGATAAATTACCTTTTTATGATTTGTTTCCTTTAATGATACCAATAGAATATTATGAAGATGGGTTTTTAGGATTAAATTTACATTATTTAAATCCAGGAGAACGGATTGTTCTTTTTTCTAAATTGTTAAGTACAGCAAATAATAGAAAAATGGATAGTACTACAAAACTTCGAGTTTCATATGCTCTTTTAAAAGGTGTTTCTAGATTCAAAGAACATACTCCATGTATAAAACGATATTTAAGTGGATATGTTAGATCACAATTTATTAAAATTGATCCATCAGATTGGGAAATTGCTGTATTCTTACCAGTTGAACGATTTGTTAAAAAATCAAAAGGTACTGTATGGAAAAAATCAACATCGATACATACTCCGAAAAAAGGAATTAAACCTCAAAGAGATAAAATTGATAAGGTTTTTTCGAAAAAACCAACAGATGTTAGCCGACGCACATTTATGAAACGGAAGAAAAAATAGAGAGTTAAAAATGAGTATTTTACAATTCCAAGGACAAGTATCTAAAAGCTTAGGTTTTGCTAGACCTTCAAGATATAGAGTTATCATAAGTTTACAAAACCTTTTTGCTGAACCTCTTATTTTTAGTTGGTTCAAATATTTAGGAATAGCAGATTATCGAAATAGCGAACGACTTGCATTTTTCTGTGAAAAGGCAGAATTTCCACCAAAATTCTTTATAACAGATCAAGGACCATATCTGGGACCACCAAGATTAGGAATACGTTCAAGTAGTTTTTATGATACTGTCCAATTAAGATTTTATGTTGGTCGAGATATGGTAGAAAAATATCTTTTTGATGCTTGGATGTATGGAATAGAAAATCCAGAAACTCATGAACAAAGTTTTTTAACAGAATATAGTACGGAAATTGTAATCGAACAATATGATGATTTAATGGAAATTCCTGGTCTTAGTGCATTTCCAAATTTAGCTGCTGGTATTGCTTTGGGTACAGGAGTTGGAACACAAATTGCCGGGTATATAGAAAAAGGATTAGCTAAAGTATCTACTGTTATTCCATATATTTCGGAAGCAAGTGTACCATTTATGAATAATACATTTACTGGAATATTTGAAACCCTTACCAATTTTGGATTAAAAGCAACATATAAAGTGAGATTATATGATGCATTTCCAACCACAATGTATCCAATGCAATTAAGTTATAATATGACCGATCAATTTCACAGATTAGATATGCAGTTTACTTATAGGAGATGGAAATTAGAATAATATGGCTTTACCAAAAATAATATCACCAATTTATGAATTAATATTACCTTCCAATAAATCAAAAGTACAATTTAGACCATTTTTAACTAAAGAAGAAAAAATACTTTTAATGTCGGTAGAAAGCAGAGATGAAGCTGAAATTTTTCGTTCAATGAAACAAGTTGTCCAAAATTGTATTTTAACTGATTTAAAGGTTGAAACTTTACCATTATTTGATTTAGAATATATTTTTATCCAATTAAGAGCAAAATCTGTTGGAGAAATATTAGAAAGCAAATATATGTGTAAAAATGAAGTCGGTGGAAAGGAATGTGGTACAATAGAAACAATTCAAGTACCTTTAGAAAAAATTGAAGTTTTATTTCCATCTAAGGATTATTCTTTAATTAAAGTTACAGATACAATAGGAATTAAATTAAAATATCCAACATTTGAAATTATGGCAGATATAAGTGATATGAATTCTGAACCAAATATTAAAATTCGATATGATAAATTATTTGCTATTATTGGAAAATGTGTGAATTGTATTTATGAAGGAGAAGAAATTTTTACCGTTTTTACCGATAAAGAAATAACGGAATTTTTAGAAAGTCTTCCAAAAAGCAAATTTGAACAAATAGAAATCTTTTTAGATAATATTCCAACAATAAAAATTTCTTTACCATTTGTTTGTCATAAATGCGGATATAAAGAAACTATTACTATTGAAGGATTAGAAAGTTTTTTCGACTAATTCTTTCTCATGATAATTTGAGTAACTATTTTTTAACCAATTTTTCTTTAATACATCATCATAAGTATAGTTTAGAAGAATTGGAAAATATGTTGCCGTGGGAAAGAGAAATATATATCCAATTATTGAATAGATATATGAGAGATGTAGAAGAACAAGAACGGAAATAGGAAATTAAGATGGCAGAAAATAAAAAACCCGCTCCTAGAAAAATCCCAGTTGGGAAATCTGTAAGGAAAGCCGAATCAACAAAACCAAAACCATCAACTCCACCTCCGTCTGAAATAATAAAAGAAGAACAAGATGTACAACCCGAATTAAATCTACCAGAACAAGTAAAAGCCAAAGAAGAAGCTGAAAAGGTTGTTAATGAAATCAAACCTTTAATACCAAAAGAAAGTTCAAAACTCACTCCTCCAAAACCATTAAAAATAGTAAAAAGTCCAAAAACTACACCTATTCAAAAACCAATGGAAAGTCCAAAATTTGAAGATAGGCCTCCTATGGTAATTGATAATCCATCTAATAAACTAGAAATAACTGATCCATTTATAAACGAACATTTTACAAGAAAAAATGATGGTTTTTATGATTGTGATTATTGCCATAAAGCCTATGATCCTTCTTTTCCAAATACATTAACAGTTCATGCAAAAGTATTTCATAGAGATAAAACTGATCCAAATTATAAACCGGAAGATAAAGGAGAAAATCAATCTTCTGCCGAAAAGGTTGTTGAAAAAATTAAAAATAAAGTAAAACGAATAAGAACCGCAACAAAGAAAAATATAGAAAAAACGGATAATACACCAGAAATAAAATCAACAACCGATAATATACCTACTAAAACAAGAGTACCCAAATCAGATGAAAAAGTAGAAAAAGTTGAAGGTGTTCCTACTCCAATTCCAATACCTACTATTACTAAAGTTGGAGATATGGAGGAAACTCCTACACAAAATAAAAAACCTCGAAAAGTCAGAACTGCGGATCAAATGATAGAAGATTTGAATGCTGAAGGAAAACCAAGTAAAATAGCATCATCTAATGTTATAGTTGGACGAATGGTTACAAGTTTGTTAACCAAACAAATTAAAATTTTAACTAAAATTTCTTCTAATATTTCAAAATTGGTTGGTGGAGAAAAAGCAAAAAAGGATTATTCTAAAGAATATACTGAAAAAGGAATATGGGCAAAAATCTTAGCTGCATTACAAGGAAAAGAAACTAAAGAGGGGGAGAAAAAAT